GTAGGATGTCATTAAGTTGGAAAGCTCTGCTCCCATTCCACCAGTAGCACTGTAATCAACACCACCACCTAACTTGTATGTTACATTTCCAAGTGAGGAGAATGTGATGTCTTGTGCGTTTTGACCCCAAAGTGCGTCTCCAGTTGAAACTGGTACACAAGTTGTTCCAGCAAATCCAGTTGCTCTTGGAGCAGTACCCCAATGAGTATCTGTTGCTTGTGATGGATTATATCCTGCATAGACATATTGTGAATTGTCTGCAAGATAATTCTTATAGTAGTTCTTATCAGGTGCATTTACATTTGATACACCATCTTTTGCCTTAGATAAGAATGTATGACTCTCAAGAGTATTACCCTTGATTCCTGTTACATTACCCTCATCATCAACAATTACTACATGCATTCCATCATTCTTACCACCTCTATCTGTTGTATAAACATTAGAGACTGGTTTAGGTGCGATGGATTTCCAGAAGATTGTTGCATTAGTTAGTCCTAACTTCTGCTCATCATACCAATCTGTTTTACTTGCAACACTTGGTGATGTTCTTACTGCACCATCTGTGCCTGTAATATGAATTGTTCCTGTCTTGAATTCAGCATAAGAGGAACCTTCCTTATAATCCATGTAAGTTGTTGTTCCACCGATTGTTACCAATGTACTAAAGGTAACAGCAGCACCAGCAGCAACACTTGAACTGTTAACTACAGCACCAAGAGTAACAAAAGTGTCTCCGATAGCAACAACATCATGACTTGCATCAGTACCAGCTACAGTACTAATTCCTGGTAGGATTGCTTTCAGAGTAGTATTTGCTCCTGTTGAAAGTCCAGCAAGACTGAATGAGTATATTCTATTAGTAGCAGCAAGACCAGCATTAACTGTTGTTGATGCAAGTGATACTGAATACTCTGTACTTGATGATGATACTCTTGAAGTAAGTTTTACATCAATTGTACTATTACCACCAATAGTGTCAGTTTTAACACCAGTAACGATACCTTTAATGTATCCTACGAATCCTGATGTTGAACCTGCACCTGGAATGGAAACTTTATTTGCTTGAGTACCTAAAGCAGCAGTTACAGCGTAACCAATCGTTACACCAAGACCAGCAAGGTTTACAGTAGTAATTCCAAGTGTTTGATCTGCAAAATCATCAATTGTACAAACCTTAATACCATTACCCCATTTACCTGGGTTTTTGGCAGCATAATACCAGTTTGTTGTATCCTCTGAATTATTCTTATAATCGTCGTAGTTCTTAACTTTACCGTAATCGGCACTTGTTGAACCAATACCAACACCTGCGTTAGCATTATTCAGTTGAGTGTCATCGGTTCTGACTACTTTTAGTACCCCACCATATGATAAGTATGATGATGCACTCATCCAATACTCATATTGACGGTCTGTAGAAAGTGGTTTACCAAACACACTTATTAAATCTTCTTCTGTGCTGATGTCAATTGCTTCATCAACAGGTCCAATTTGGAAAGGACCAGCGATTGCACCAATATTGTCTAATACATTATCAGCTCTTCCTACTGTTAAGTCAACCTCCCTTACCAGTACTCCAGGAGATAATTGAGGAGTCGCCATGTTTTGTCTCCGTAGTCTCAGTTTATCTGAAAATATTTATTAAAAAGGGTATTTTCATTGGGGAAACTTGGAGTGAACTACCAATCTGGATATTCCCAATCTTTTATCTTTGGTTTCTTATGTTCTACAATTCTTTTAATAGTACATTCCTTACATTCATATGACCATGATGAAGGAACTGGTCCTCTCTTCTTTCTGGTTCTATAAAAACCCTCTATTAAATTTTTAGTTTTACCACAAACTCTACACCTTCTATCCTGTAGCAATAAATGACCTAATTTAATTTGATCATCTAATTCAATCATAGTACTTGAATAACTCCATAGCAATCAGGAATCTCATGAGTTAACTTATTTTCTATACCATGCTTTAATGTCATAGCACTCATTGCACAAGTAGAACATGCACCACCTAATCTTACCTTAACAAAATTAGTTTCATGTTCTATTTCTACAAACTCTAACCAACCACCATCTGCCTCTATGTAAGGCATAAGTTCTTCAAGAACCTTAATTACATTTTCTTCAGTTAGTTCCATTAGGAAACCTCACTCCTTCACAATCTTTTTTAGAACAGTAGTAAGTACCATCTCCTTTATCTTGGGTAAGATATTGGCATTCAGAAGTCCATTCATCCATAGACTCTCTGACTATCCTTTTAATTTCATCTCTTAACCATGAAGGTAATCTAACTCTCATTACATATACTCCCACATATGTGACATATCACCATACTCATCAGTAAACCACCTATCACCATTAGGATCAACAAAACTACCTTCATCTAATCCATCATTAATAAACCCAAATGGTGCCATGTCCTGTTCTATTGCGTTTTTTTGTTCTTCATACAGTCTCTTACGAACATCCTGATCTGTCAACTCTTTAAAGTAATCAGTTTGAACTAACCATCCATATATTACCAAACACATTGCAAGGTCATCATTACAACCTTCCTCTGCCTCAAATGAATTATGTTTCTGTATAAAAGTAGTAAGTTCAGATATAATCTCATAATCATTGAATACTATCTTATCTGCTTCTATTAAAGTCTTTAAGTTTAATGCACCAACCTTTTTAACTGTCTTGGACATCTTAACTCCAAGTTGTGTCTTTTTACCAGAGAATCCCTGACCAACAACTTGACCTGCTCTACCTCTCATGGAACACATAAGAAGATTTTCATACTCAAAATCAAAGTTTAGAATAGATGCAACCTGATCTCCTATATCATTCACTTCACACATTATAAATGCTTTATTATAATTCTTTGCTACCTCCCAAATAATATTAGGGAATAGCATAGGTTTAACTTCATTATTCCTATACTTTGCTACAATCCTATGAGGAAACTCTGTAATGTCTATAACAACAAAAGCAGAATAATCTTCACTAACTCCTCTTGCTACATCAACAGTCATTACATAATCATGCCCTTTAATAACTTCTTGATATACATCTAATCCAGCACTTCTTGTTTTTGGTTCTTCATAAACAAGGGTTCTTAATTTACTTGGTGCAATAAGAGTATCAACAGATCCTAAAAACTCACACTCAAACTCAATCTTAAATTGTTGTTCAGATGTGTTTGCAATAGTCTGTCTTCTCCATTCATCATCCCTACCTGGAACTTGAGACCAATGCACATCAGTAGGAACATATTCATTCTTACTTCTTTCTGCATCATGCCAATACCTATAAAAATGGTTCATACCATGAGGAGTAGAAACCATTATAACTTTAGTTGTTTTACCAGAAGTAATAGTAGGATAAACTGAACTAAAGAATGCTTCTGCAATATGGTTTGGAACGAATGCAAATTCGTCCAAGAATAGTATGTTAAATGACATACCACGAACAGCACTAGCAGATGTTGATGCTGCTAATATCTTTGATCCATTCTCTAACTCTAAAGATCCTTTATTCCAAGATACAATACCTTGTTGCATCCATTTAGGTAAATTCTCATATGCAGTTTGTAATCTACCTAACAAGTCTCTTGCAGTTGCTGCTTTGTTTGCAAGAATACCTACATTAACACTATCGTTAAAAACAACATAATGTAATAAGTATGATACAGACGTAGTAGACTTACCAGTCTGTCGAGGCATTTTACAGATATTAAATCTATTCTCGTGGAAATTTCTAATTAACTTCTCTTGGAAATCATAAGGTTTAAATTGAACAAGTCCTTCATCAAGAGAAACAATCTTCATATAAGTTTTAGCAAAATATACAGGATCAGCTGCACATCTCATAAATTCCTCAATTTGTTCTTGAGTAAACTCTTGAGGAACATTTGCCTTTTTTAAATTGGGATTACCTAAGTAAATATCATCCATAATAAAGCCTCCTATGTCATTTCATATTTACCGAATTGTAGTGGTTGTTGTAATTTCATTTGTTTATCATGATCTATGGTTTTTTTAACTAATTCTAATGTTCTTTCTAAATTCTCTACTTTCTTTTCTAAATCCTTAGTTTTTTCCTCCGACTTGGAGGAGTGGTGCTCCTGGTTCATAGTTGGAAATCTCGTAGTTCCAGAGTTTAGATCCAGGATACACTTTTCTCACTTGATCCTGAACTTCTCTGCGTGAAGGTACTTTAACTGACGGGAAAAACATTTTTATCATGTAGTTTGTTCCTCGCCATGCCAAGTACACGTCGATAATATTACCGACTTTATTGTAGTTTGGTAAACGTGTTGCTTCGTCTAATGTTTGCATTTCGTTACACATCATATAGATATTTATATTTTTTTAGGTTAGAGTAAGTGATTTTACTATTTTAAATACAGTTGAATCGCTTGAAGATGGAGTTGCTAATAACCTCAC